ACAGCACCAGAGATGATGTTGTTACCATACATGAATGAACCTGCAACAGGTTCTCTGATTCCATCGATGTCCACAGGTGGAGCAGCGATGAATGCGATGATGAAGCAAGTAGCGGCAGCTAACAAGCAAGGAATCATTAAAACTCCAAACCAACCAACATAAATGCGGTTGTTTGTACTTGTAACCCACTCACAAAACTCGCTCCACCCTGTAAGGAGACCTTGGTCTCTTCTTTGTAAGGTAGTCATTGAATTTAAAAGAACGTTATTTGAATGGTAGTATTAGGACTGATGTCTCCGTTTAGTCCTGGTTAGGAGTAAGATGAATGTCTGTTTTTCAAGACACATATATTATATATGAAGTTTTGTATCTTGTCAAGACTGCCAGTGGAAATGAAAGAAGTTTCCACTAGGGTCACACATCGGATCTTCCGATGCTACGCGATATCTTAGCATAGTTTGACCCTTAAAGTCAGTTCTCTTTCCAATAATTTTGAATGCCTTAAGCATTTGATCGTTGTTCTTAAGGCGAGAGACTACAGATGCTTTAGCAGAAGGGTTCTTGTAGAGGAATCCTTCGTATTGATTAGGTGAATACACAACACCTGCAACTGTGTTTGGATAGAGTGGAGATTCTACTCGGTTTAAAATTGATGCTGCAACACAATATTCATCCATAGTATTAGGTGCTGCTTCTACTTGTACTGCTCGTGCAAGATGATTGTAGTCCATTGGCGTGAGTGCCAGAAGTGTTTCTAGAATCATTGATCTACATTCAATTGAAAAGTGTTTATGCCTGCGGTTAGTGTGTACCAACCTGTTAGTATATACTTGTCTCCTTTTAAAGGGGAGTTTCCTCTATGTAAATGTGTAAATGTTCCTGGCCATATGACTGCTGTTCCTTTCTTTGGTTTAATTCTAAGACTCTGATATAAGAATTCAGTTTCTCCACCTTCTTCTACATCATTTAAATAAACCATCCAAGCAACCCATCTAGCAGCATCTTGCCAACCAGAATTTTCACAGTGCCAGTTATGGAAACCTTCAGTAGGACGTGTCTTTTGTAAGAGACATGAACCTGACAACCATTCACCCCTTTGTGCTAGGTAAGGAAAGTCTTTACAATAATATTGAAAAGCATTATTAATTACATCCTCATTAATCTCCTTTGCCAATGTAGGGAAGTAAGGATCAATGGTCATTTGTCTATCTTTAATTTCTAAACCACGAATCCTGTTAGTTGTAATGGTCTGCCTATCGATGAGTTCAATTAAATGATTACATCCCTCATCGGACAGCACATTGTCATAGGTTCTGATGAAATTTTCCATACCATTATTATAGTGCATAAAAAACGGGGTGTCAACTGGATTGTGCCAGTTACCCCGTTGTTTGCGGCGAAGATATTCAGTTTTATTTAGTCTCTTTTCAACCTGATAATGATTTGATCATTCTCAAAGTCTGCTTTAAATATTAAAGGTTTCTCTGGATCCCAACAGAGTTCCTCATATAAGGCATTGAGAGTTTCCATATCTTGATAGAGGTCTGTTAGCATAAGATTGAATAAAAATACAAATTTATTTAGATTAAATTTTCTAATCCAAATTGTAGTTGTTGTAACATTATATCAATCCTAGCGATCCTGCAGTGATTCCAACACACATGAAAAATCCAAACTCTACGAGATCTCTAGAGCCTGGTGGCAAGGATGTTAATAGAACTGCAAGAGGTATCACTGGATTACTATTGAGAATACATCAGTGAGTGCTGTTGCTGCTAGAAGGCAAGCAAATAAAATGTATTGCATGTTATGCTCCTGAGGGTGCGTACGCTAAATCATCTTGACGAATTCGAATTCCTTTTCCACCTTCATCATCGTCATCATCATTGTTAAAGGTGCGAAGAATAAGTTCTATCAATACTAAAGCAGCCATTGGGTAGAAGCACCACAGTATAGCTGCTAAAGGTGATATGCTGTCTTGGGCGGCTATTGTGAAGTCGCTCATTAATTTAGTCCGAATTGTAACGATTTAATAATAAGTATTTAGTTTTGTAAACTTTTCAAATTATTCTTGTAATAGAAAAGGTTGCTGCTGAAACTACTAGGAGAGGCAAATTGATTGCCACTAGTAGTTTCACTAGATCAATTCTATTGACCGTGAACAACCTGCATGACATTACACTAAACCAGGTATGAGTTGACCTGAGAAACTGTAACTAGCAAAGGCTGCAACACAACCAACGATAGCAGCAATACCATTCCACTTCTCAGCGATGGAGAAATCGACTTGATCTGTTTCATTGTTCTTTGATGATTGTTTTTGTTTTGCCATTAGTAGATACCTGGAATGATGTGTCCTGTAAATGCGTAGGTTCCACAGATAACTAGGAAACCCATCATTGCCGCACGTCCTTGTGCTTTAAGAAAGATATTTTGGTTTGACATTAGAAAATGCCTGGAATGATTTGACCTGTAGTAGCATAAGCACCGAATGCTGCTACGAAACCGAGCATTGCTGCCCAACCATTAAACTTTTCTGCTTCTGGTGTCATTGTTTTAAACTCCTTTCGTTTGATTTTTAATAGGGATAGAAAGTAACTAGCATTTTATACACGTTTGCTAGTGGTGTAAGAGACCTATAGGTCTAGAAGATACCTGGAATAACTGCTCCGAAGAGGATGTAGTTATGTACTAGTGCGAAGAATCCAATCATCGCTAGGCGACCATTGAGTTTCTCTGCATGAGGACCGTATCCTTCGTAGTTCTCAACATACTCCATAGGAGGTTCTGCTGCGAATACATTTTGTTTGCCGTACTCAGTCGTTGTATACTTCTTCATACTGGGCGTTGTTGAAGTCATTTCTGTTTTGTTAAGAAACGTAACAATATTATATAGGAAAGATTAAGAGATGTCAAGAGGTACGGTCTATAAAAATTGCTTATCAATACCATAAGATACTGATAAGCAATAAAAAAGGAGGGATTTCCGCCCCCCCTTTTAAAACATTGTAATCGCTATGTGCAACTAGCTTACTGTTGAAAAACCATCTAGTTTATAGTCTATTGGCAAAGACTAGTTGAACGTAATCACATCAGGACTAGAACTCAAATTGAATTCAACTCCGTTTGTACTAAATGTGTCAGAAGTGTCAAAGGTAACTGTACCAAGGTCTGTATCAATGTCGAAATTAATTGTATCTTGATCAAGTTGTTTTGCAATTGCTTTAACACCTTGGTAGTGTCTCCAGATCTCACTCTGAGTATTTGCATCAACATTATTTTCCATAGCATCCTTGACACAATTTTCAAGTGCTTGAATTGCTGTTAGATAAGGGTTCATTTTACAACACGTAGATTAATTTGACTAGTTTGGTGCCCGAACTGACCTTCAATAAAGTAATTAAATGCTAATGAATATCTAACTTGATCAGATTTATTTACTTGTGTAGAGTGAGGTAAGTATGAGGGGAATATAAGGAGTGAATTTTTCCTTAACTCATGAAAGTATATATCAGTATTAAACTGATTGTCTCTATGAGATTCAAGTTTGATAGTTTTTGATCTGAAGACATCTTGCTTATGAAAGAAGATGCCTCCTCCATTTATAGGGGCATTTAAATAATAAACACCACTGTAATAACAATTTGTATGATTATGCACTGGGGCAAAATCACCAGGATTATGATAGTTTATCCATGATTGAACAAGGACTGGAGTTCCTTGGGAACTCTGAAGAGTATCAAAATGTAGAACGTTTATAGCAGCATCAATTTGTTCTTTTAATTCTGCAAAAGGTTCTTCTTCAAGAATCAATTCATTTTCACTACTGTATCCAGTGCCACATCCATACATTTTATAATCTAGACCATTGAGATAGTCTAGATCAATATCAAATGGAATGATATCACTGTAAAGATAAGTTGGAAAAAGAGATTCAATTAGCATGATGCGTGATCTTTTACATAGCAAGGAACACCCTCAGGATCTAACCATTTAGTATATTCAAAGTCTTCCATAGCATAGTCTAGTTGCATAACACTGTCAAGAAGATACATGTCATTGTATCTCCTAGTGTACTCATTGAATTTTTGAATACGATAGTCTGGTTTACCATTGATCTCAAGTGTGCCACACTCAACATAACGATAAGGGAAACGTTCAAGAATTGTGTTCATAATAAAGGTCTCGTTCAAGTTTGTTTAGGAGAATGTCATAATTCTCATCTACATCACCATAGAAATCAACTCCTTTCTCCTCATAATATTTCATAATTTCATTATAAATGATAGGATACTCGGTGTCAAGAACTACCTGACGATCAATTGCTTCATATAGTAAATCAATATGAGGCGAGAAGCGTTGTGCTGTAGTCATATACTTTCCTCTAATGGACCGTTATGCCCTAAAGGGCAACGAGTCAGGCAGGAATCGAACCTGCGACCAACTGCTTAGAAGGCAGTTGCTCTTTCCGCTGAGCTACTGACCCAACGGTAGTCCGTTCATTTTCAAGCTCTGCAAACTCATGCAAGTGATCGATCATAATATCGACCATAGCATCTTCTACTTCAAAATCAGTTTCTTCAAAGTTCATGAGAGACAATGATGGACTACCTTGTGATTATAACAAACTCCGTGAAGGGAGTCAACCTTTATGTGCCAGTATTGAAATAGTCCTTTCGCATGTACCTACCCAGTATGTTTGAATTGTAGAACGCTGGTGTGCCATCTGACATTGCCTCCGTAAGTACATTGTTTAAAAATAGTTGTCGGGTCTCTTCAAAGTTTGTTTGACCCAGTGTAGTATGTAGGCTAATTATTTCTCTTTTGAAGAGGTGGTTTCCAAGTAACTTTCTATCTGCTTTAAGTTCGTCAGAACTTCCGTAATACTTTTTCCAGTCACTCTCAGACGTAACCCTTCTCTTGCCACCTCTAGGTTTACGACGCTGTGTGAAATATTTTCTGCCGATGTATTGCTTGCCAGTTTGTAGATTAGTAATCCTGTAGACGAAACCGAAGAAACCGTTAATGTCGTCAGAAGTAAAAGTTGAACCCTGATAGGTCCAGGGGTTTTCATAACTTCCCTCAGAAGTTTTCGTATCCTTTTCATTAGTCGCACTCTCCGTCTTCATCATTAACTTGGGCATAGGATTTGATTCCATCGCCACTATCTATACGATAAGCAGAAGCATCTGAATAAACTTCAGACTTCAACTCTGCTAACGCTCTCTCTATGTCTGCTATCAGTGTCTTGAGGTTTCGTTTTTCCATTACTCCCAGTACTCATCTAAGTGTTCTAATACATTGAGCAGTATCCTTTGTGCTGCTCCTCGTTGTCTGTCATCCCATTCAGGATACCATCCATTATCTAACCCAGTTTTCATCTTCATGATATGGGCTACCATAGTTACCTTGTTAAGTCTACCGTTCACTTCAATTTATCCTGGAGTTGACTCCAGTCTGAATCGAACTTCTCCATACCCTGATCAGTTAAGATGTGGTCATACATTTTATTAAATATATCCCAAGGAAGAGTACAGATATCAGCCCCCACTCGAAAACACTTTGAGACTTGAAGAGGTTCTCTAATTGAAGCAGCGAGTACTTGAGTTTTAGCACCATGCGTTGAGTATACATCTGAAATTTCCTCCACTAATGATATGCCATCCCAATACTGGTCATTTAAACGACCAACGAAGGGTGAAACGTATGTTGCACCTGCTTTAGAAGCAAGTATTGCTTGGTTTGCTGAGAAGATAAGTGTAACATTAACTGCTACATCATCTTCTGATAGATCCTTACATGCTCTAAGACCTGTGCGTGTGCAAGGTACTTTAATAGTAATGTTAGGTCCAATCTCAAGATAAGTATCAGCCATAGATAACATATCTTCTACTGTTTCTCCGACAACCTCTGCTGATATCGAAGAATGGAATGGAAATATATCTGAAATTTCTTTCAGTACATCCATAGGGTTATGGCCATTTTTCAACATCAAACTGGGGTTTGTAGTAACTCCATCAATTAACCCAGTAGAATAAGACTGTTTTATCAGGTCAACATCAGAGCAGTCTAGAAAGATTTTCATGACTCTCCTGTTATAGGTTATAGTATATATTATCACATAAAAAAGAGGGGCACAACCCCTCTTAGTATATCAACACATTAGAATGTGATTAGCTTTTAGAAGCGAACTTACGTTCTACTTTGATACCACGATACATTAGATCATGGTTTCTTCTTTGTGCTTCTGCTTGTACCATTTGACGGTACTCGTCAGTGTCGTACTGGACACCACGATAAGTGACTTGTGCCATTGTGTTACTCCAAAGTAGTAGGGATTGTAGCCCCGTTCCTTCAGTCAACTTTTGCGTCCCATGTACACTCTAGTCCTACTGCTTCCGTAAGATCTATTTGATAGATCTCCACTATCTCTTGTTTAGTTTGAGCGTTAACAGTATTGTTAACATTTACCCGATCTATCATCTCTGATACATCAGCACAAGTCATCGCAGCAGCTAGTAAAAATTCCATGGGATGAACGATTCCGTTCCGAGTCGGCTTACTTGCGTCCCTTTTGGGATGAACGTATTGTCATGATAGCATGACATAATTATTTAGTCAAGTAATTGAATAAAATGTGTACTTGAGAAACAGTTCTTCCCCTTTCTTGATTGGTTTAATAGTCTTCATGTGATAGATCTTACCCCAATCCTCTTGCTCGTACCATTTGACACAGTTAGGATCTTCACTATGATTTACGAATCCACCTAAAGGAGTTCTCATAATATCTTCATCCACCACAACATGAGAGATTCCAAGATACATCATAGCATCGATATCCTCCTTAGCAAATAGTCCCTGTCCTGCGACAGGACTATCTTTAACATGTAATTCTGGTGGAAGTGCTACGTACATTAGAAACTAGACTCTTCCTTGCCTTGTCTTCGTGCCCACATCTGACGTTCCATCTCCCACATTGCTTCTGCTGTGCCTGGAGGTAGTTCTTCCTGCCCTGCCTTGTCTAGTAACCGATCATATTCATCAGCACTATCGATGATTGCCTTCTGTAAGTCTTCTAAATTCCACTCTGGATCAGAGGGAGAATCCTGCAAAGGAGTCTGACTTGACATCTTGTTTGATTCCTCCAACGACATAACTTTCAATCTCCGTTTCTTGTGGTGCGTTTTGCTGACCCTTAGAGTTGAGCCAGTGCTCAGTCCAAGGTAGTGGATTATTTCTAAGGGGTTGATCGTATATAGGTTTCAAACCTATTGCCTTCATCCTCCTGTTAGCAATCCACTCAACATAATTGTGTAGTAATCTTTCATTCAATCCTATCATACTCCCTTCTTTAAACAAATAATTTGCCCATGCTTTCTCTTCATCGACACACTTCTTAAACATTTGTATAACAGTTTCTTGTTCTTCTTCTGCAATCTCTTGCATCTCTGGATCATCTTTACCTTCAGTCCAGTTCTTTAATATCTGTTGTGTAAGTACTAGGTGTTGTGACTCATCTCTTGCGATAAGGGATAAGATCTTTGCTGATCCTTCCATGAGTTTGTTCTCACCGAATGCAAAAGAGCAAGCGAAAGAAACATAAAAACGAATGCCCTCTAGAATATTGACATTGGCGACTGCCCTGTAGAGGAATTTTTTAAGATCTCGTCTTGTCCACTCTGAATTAATATGAGACCTCATCTCAGGTGTCCAAGCAGTGCTCTGATCATATTCATGTGCGTAATTAATAAAGTCATCATAAGACTTTGTAACAGACTCTGCTCTAGAGAGAATGTTATCGTCAGTAAGGATATGATCTAATACATCTGAAGGATTAGAGTATACATTCTTGATGATGTATGTGTAAGATCTGCTATGAATCATCTCCATAAACTGCCACACTTGCATACATCCTTCCAACTCAGGTAAAGAACAGTATGGAATAAATGCCATACCAGGTGCTCTACCTTGTACAGAGTCCAACATAATCTGATACTTAAGATTACTTGTGAAGATATGTTTTTGTTGCTCTGTAAGAAGTGCGTAGTCGGCACGATCTTTCTGGAGTGATACCTCCTCAGGTCTCCAGAAATATCCTAGTTGTTGCTGTGTTAATCTGTCAAACGTTGGGAACTTATACTGGTCATATCTCTGCACACTTAATGGTGCTCCAAAAAACATGAATTGCTTTGTAGTATCAACAGCTTTTTTATTAAAGACTGTCATACCAGTGATTTCTTTAGACTGCACAACTGTCACAGACTTCCTCCTCGGTGGTTAATAGTTCGTTAATAAGATTGTCAACATTTACATCATCACCATCCTTCTTAGAATCATATGTGTTTTGATAGTAAGAAGTTTTCCAACCATACTTGTAGGTTGTTAGTAGATCCTTTGCCATTTCTGATACAGGTACTTCGTTATCAGGATAGTTCTCTGGATTATAAGACCAGTTTCCACTGATCCCCTGATCAAAGAACTTTTGCATAATAGCAACTATGTTAATGTAACCTTTGTTATCTGGCATGTCCCATAGCAATGTATAGGCATTCTTTAAAGTCCCATAAGACGGAACAACTTGCTTAAGCGGTCCTTTCTTTGACTTCTTAATGGACAGGTAATCTCTAGGTGGTTCAATTCCATTGGTTGCATTTGACACAACGGAACTGCTCTCCGATGGCATTTGTGCAGACAATGTTGAGTTCCGTAACCCATATTTCTGGATACGTTTCCTAAGAAACTCCCAGTCACATAGTAAGTCATTTGATATAATCTCGTCAACGTCCTTCTTATATGTATCGATAGGAAGAACTCCATCTGCGTACTTAGTCTTACCGAAATAACCGCATGGTCCTTTCTCCATTGAGAGAGCGTTAGATGCACTCAATAGAGCAAACTGGAATCTCTCTGTAAGTTTGTGAACTAAATCATTTGCTTTTGCAGATTCATACTTAGCACCATTCTTAGCAAGATAATGTGCTAGACCAATGAATCCAACACCCAACGATCTTCTGTTCTTTGTAGACTGTTCTGCTGCCTTTACAGGATACTGTTGGTAATCAATCAGAGCATCAAGACCACGGACAGCAAGTTCACATAGTTCATCAAGTTCCTCTAACCTGTTAATCTTACCAACATTAATAGCAGATAGAATACACAAAGCAATCTCACCATCACCATCAATGTGTTGGATAGGTTTGGTTGGTAGAGTAATCTCTTGACATAGATTACTCATCTCAATCTTATCTTTAAATGAACTATGAGTATTACAATGATCAATATTCATCAAGTAAATACGACCAGTCTCTGCTCTCTCTTTTAGAAGATCAAGAATTAATTCTTGGGCACCAATAGTTTTTCTAGGGATGGATTCATCGGACTCGTATTGTTTGTATAGTTCATCAAAACTTTCAGTTCCGAAAGCATCGTAAAGACCAGGCACATCGTGAGGACTGAATAAACTAATGGTGCCACTTTGCAAGAATCGCTCATAAAATAATTTAGATAGTTGAATAGAGTAATCTAATTTTCTTACTCTGTTGTCTTCTGTTCCTTTGTTGTTCTTGAGGACGATGATGTCTTCGATTTCTTGATGCCAGATAGGAAAGTGGACAGTAGCTGACCCTCCTCTGATACCGTTTTGCGTACAACATCTGACAGTTGACTCAAGTTTTTTAAGGAAGGGGATAACACCTGTGTGTTGAACTTCTCCACCACGGATTTTGCTGTTGATCCCTCTGATTCTTCCCGCGTTGATGCCGATACCTGCACGTTGTGCAACATATTTGCCAATCGCCATATCACCGCTAAAGATACTATCGAGGGTGTCATCAAGATCAACCAAAACGCAACTTGCAAATTGACGAATGGGGGTTCGCACTCCCGCCATGATTGGTGTTGGGATGTTGATTTTGTGTTTGCTGATTGCGTCATAATACTTCTTAATATAATCTAACCTGTAGAACTTATCGTCATCTTGGAAGAGAGTAGCTGCAATCATAATGTACATGAACTGGGGTGTCTCAAACACCTCTCCAGTACTTCTATCTTGTACCAAATACTTATCAGTTACTTGACGAATGCCCGCATAGGTAAACAGGTAATCTCTGTCATGATCTATATATTCGTTTAATTTTTCCCACTCTTCGTCTGTAAACTTAGTGAGAATTTCTTTGTCATATACACCCTTCTCAATACATCTATCTACATGATCTTTGAGGATAGGACGCTTGTCAGGATGTCCATTATACACAGACTTCCTCAAACCAAACAAGAGAAGTCTAGCAGCAACATACTGATAGTTAGGATTCTCTAAAGTAATTAAATCATTAGCAGAACGAATAAGGATCTCTTGAATATCCTTAGTCTGAATTCCATCAAAGAATTGAAGACCACTGTTAATTTCCACTGCTGATTCAGACACACCTGCCAGTCCTTCGCATGCGTGTTCAACCATCTTGTGAACTTTTTCAAGTTGTAGAGTTGCGGTCACGCCATCTCTTTTAACAACTTTGATTTCCGTTGGTGTCATACTTTCTTCCACTCTGTAAATTTGATTTGTGCCTCTATGTTTTTGTATGTGTTTAATTGTACCAAAGAATTAACGTCGTGTCTAGCTAGTGTCATATCATTTACATCTTTTTGTTGTATATGATTTGGCCAGATCACTACCTTGTCTCCTCTGTCGATTGACTTTGAGATCCTATTGACGATTTCTCTGTTGCGAGGTTCGTTATCATAAACCCAAATATAATCGCTCCAACCAAACGTCCGAGGATCAATGTCAGACCCAGCCATCGCAACCGAGTTGTCCAAGAGGGTAGCGTCAAACGGTCCCTCAGTAATGTAGATTGGTTTTGTTTCATCAATTTTATCTAGTCCGAAGATCTTTGGTTTGTTTTCATCTAACATCACAGTGATGTATCTCATCTTGTCCTTAGGGTTTAAAGATCTTCCTTGAAATCCAAACCAGTTTTTCTCTGCATCAACAAAAGGTATAATAATTCTAGCGTGATCCTTTTTAATGTCAGAGAAAGTAGGTTTCTGTGTGTTAACCCAAGTACAGAACTTGTCTGTAAAATAGAATAAGGACGGATTTAATTTCCGTCCTATGAGATATTGATATGCTGAATGTTCTTTATTTAGATCAGAAACTTTTACAAGTTCACCTTGTTTTTTAAATACAGGTTTTTTAAATTTTGGTTTAGGAACATAAGATCCTTTACCTGTTGTACCCTCCTTATATCTCTCCATAATATACTCATCATGGAGATCAGGTGCTTGATCTTTTAGGAAGTTAGGTAGGGTTCTGCTTACTCCACAGTTATGGCATTTATATACCATGTCTGCTTTCACACGAAAAAAATACCCCCTTGCCTTGTTCTTATGCTTCTGTGAGTCTCCACAGTAAGGGCAACGGAAGTTATATAGATCTGTTTTTTTCCTAGCAAACTTGTCCAGTCTACCAGAAAGCAGACTTACATAATGCGAATCAACAAACTCAGACAATACGATGGACAGTCACTGTATCCATACTAGCAGGTGATGCTGGTGTTGTCAAATTTCTTAAGATTTTCTGTCCGATTGGACTAACGATGACAGATATAACAGACAGAGCACCAAAAATAGACCACATCTTCTTCTCCATGAGTCTAAGACGGTCATCAACTTTGCGTATGTCTCTTTCACAACCACGTTTAATTGCGTCTGTTTCTCTATTAAGATCTGAGTGTAGTCTATCAACCTTCTCGAATAGAATCTCATCAACCTTATCCTGTTTATCTAACTTTTCATTATGAACAGCAAGTAGTTGACCCATCTTCACAGAGTTTTCCTGAAGTGTGTCTACTACTCTTTCTAATCTTTCTATAATTGCAGTATTCAAATCGGACATTACTTATCCACAGTCGCCTGTGCTCCTCCTGCTCTTTGTTTTTTCATTAGAGATGCAGTTTTCTTTTGCAACTCTTTTCTAATCTGGACTATCTTATCGTTTGCTTTAGTTTTCTCAAGACCAATTTGCTGACGAGTCATCTGTTGTTTCATCTGCGTCTCTCCAGTATTCTCTTTGACATTACGCATGTGCTTCATACGCTTGTCCATAAAGAACTTACCAGCTTCACCAGGCATAATTCTTTCAATAGAAATATCTCCACGATATCTGTAGTTAATAAGCAAACGTAACTTCTGACGTAGTTCGGCAGGATTACTTGCGTATATAACTGTCTCACCAACCTCAGGAAGTTTTACTTTATATTGAAAGAGACGACTCCTGACTTCCATTCCCTCTTGCAATTTGTTGCCAGGCATCACAAGTTTCTTATCTTCCTTACTCTTCTTAAGTTTCTTTCTAAACCTCATGACTGGATCATAACCAGCATTAGGACCAGTTGCAGCAGCACTACCACTAAAACCTCCTGTGCCTGCGGTCATCATCTCTTCTTTTTTAAACTTACCTGGTGTAGGTTTATGTCCTTTTCCAACGTAACCATCCTTTACATCTTTTACATGAGACTTTCTAAATTCTTTCTTACTCTCACCTTTATCTTTAAGACTGTAGATAGATGACTTAGTTAACTTACCAGACTTCCTTCCACCTTTTGCTTGGTAAGCAATGTTAGGTGAATATTCTTTTAGCAGATCGCTAGTACAACTACACATATGTTCTATACCCTCGTTCATTCGGTTGTCATAAAAACTTGGTAATGGATCTTTCTTTATTCTGTTTGCGTATTCTTTCTTTGCAACGTCATCTTCTGTTGGGATTTTACCTTCAACTAAGTCTCTTACAAATCCCATCGTAGCAGCGTTCGCATATAAACTACCACATCTTGCAGTAATAGTTTCCTTTAACCCATCGTAAATAATACTACCAGTAACATGACCAAGTGTATCTAGTTTATCACTAGGAACTTTGATCTTCATAACAGTATACACATAGTCTCTATGTGGTCCTGGAAAAGCATGCGGAATACTTTCGTCAAGAATGTATGTTTCCATCTCACCCTTTCCAAATGAACCAAGTGTATTCCACTTCAACATAGTCTGAGTTACTTCATCTGGTTGACCATACTCTTCTATAAGTTTTTCAGCATACTTCTTTGCATCTTTATGCTTCCAATTTTTTAGTGAATCCTTTGAATTCATCAGAGTTTCTCCAGTTGTTCTTGCAAATCAGGATCGACCTCTAAAGATGACATCATCCCTAAAGGATATTTATTCAAATATATCAATAGAGTTTTCAGCAAACTCCAATATTCCCTTTCCATTTTAAAAAATAACAAGGGAGTCGCTGCTTCACCAAAAACATTATAAAGTATGATTAAATGATTGATAATAAGATGAGTTCTTAGAGAACCCCCTCGAACATAACGCTTCAAGAGTCTTTTCAGATACTTGAAGCGTTTCATATCTTCATCAAAATCCTCCCTAGTTATACAAGAAGGGTTGTCATAATGCTTTATGGCGAACAGAATGTAGTTAGACTCATTCAGTTCGTCAAATTTCATTAGCTACTAAATGTGAGAGTTGCTACGTCAGAGATAACTTCTGGAGCACCATTGTTGGAGTTAACTTTAACTCTGTACTGGTTACCATCATTTGCTGCGGTCTGTCCTGTAAGAGCAAGGTTTGTACTAGTTGCACCAGATACATTAGAGAATCTACCTGTGCTGGTAGTACGCTTTTGCCATTGGAAGGTTGCTGTACCACTGTTGGTTACAGATGCTACCACTGCGAATGTTGCTGCACCACTTGAAGTTGACTTGTCTGTGTTGTTTGTAGACAATGTGATAGTGTTCGCTGCGTCTGCTGCGATTGTGTCATCACTTAGTGTCTCATCTGCATTTGCTTCTGGGTTAGTGAGAACCATAAGATGTTCTGCACGGTGACGAGTTGCACCAGATACATCAGTATAAGTATGATATGCCCACCAACCAGGTGCTGTAATACCACGACTTTTATTTGCTGCTAACGCTGCTTCTGTTTCGTCACAAAAGACGATAGTTTTTGTAACCGACCCACCGCTGTTACCAATAGTAAGACCGACAGCGGTCTGGTTAGCAGTGGAGTCAACTCTTCCGTATAAAGACATGTTTCTCCGACGTGTATTCTGTATGAGTATTTATAAAGTTAACTTTCTAGCAGTGCCTTTTCAAGTGCCTTAACTAGTTCGTCATCAACTTTGTTTCCTGTCTTAGCTGCTGCTTTCTTCAATAACTTAATTACAAAATCTTTAATAACAGAATCGAGATCATCAGGAATTCTATCAACAGCTTTGTTAATGATGCTGATAGCAATGGGCATTAAAAAATTAATCATTATTTTGTACCAAGGTAGGTACTCTATATATGCGTCAACACTTCCACTTTCTAAGTGCTAGTGCCTTACGAGTTGGTCTACCTTTTTCATCTTTCATCGGTCCTTTTACACCACTCATACGAGCACAGAATGATCTCTTTCTAGGACCACCACCTGGTTGTGGTGCTTTCAAATCAGAACCAGGATTCTCACGTTCGTAAGACTTTCTACCTTTCTCATTCAAACCACCAGTCTTATTCTTACCTTCCTTGCGTTGCCATGCAGCAGACTTCTCTTGTATTTTTTCTAACTGATCTAATGCTTTACTCGACCAATATACATGTGTTTCTTCATTCTTTGGACGGCAATCAGGAACTAACTTACCACCCTTCATCTTCATACCTACTTTCTTATGAGTCTTCCAACACTCATCATAAAATTGGTTGAATGATTTTTCTTCTTTCATACGACGCTTGGCAGCGTTGCCTTGACCTTGAGCACTTGCACCTGTTCTCTTTCTTTGTGAAACTCTATTCTCACTAGTACCAGTTCCAAGTCTAAATGCTGTATCTCTATCAGCATCAGTTCTCTTGCCACCACCCTTCTTGATATCACTATCTTGCATCTCACGAGCACGTTGTGCTCTTGCACCAGTTAGTCCTTCATCTATATCTAAATTTTTTCTCCAAGAATATGATTCTTTCTTGCTGTTACCATAGTTAGCAGCACCTTTCTTACGGCATTGAACTAACCTACCAGATGCATATGCAGAAGGCCAGACACTAGCACTTGCTTTTACTTTATGGTAGCAAGCATCTTTCTTACCACTACCTTTGCCTTTTTTATCTGCTTCGGAGATTTGAGTTTCTTCTTTCATTTTCTTTTTGGGTTTGTCAGTTGAAACATAAGTTGGTTTTGCAGCACCAGTTTTAGATTGTTGATTAGGATCTGCTTTCTTCTTACGACGTGAAGCAGATAATCTTTCTGCTTTGGTCATGCTTGCTCTTTTAGAAGATGACACACACTTAGGTGTACCTTCACCAGGTTTATCACTAGCACAAGTTCCACCAGTTACTACATTAACCCAACCTTTTTTGCCGTCCTTGGATTTAGATCCTGAGAACCACTTGTGAAGATTACCTTCATCGATTAACTGGTGGACATTTGTCATGTTCCTAGTCCTCTACCTTTATCGTAGTTGTCTTTCCCACCATACCTTGCCATGGTATCAACATAATTTTGGGTAGACTTGAACCCTCGTTTCTTTGCGTCACTAGCAGTTTGTTTCTTAGCGTCTGCTGCTTTCTTATACTTACCAGTACCTACAGTAGACTTTGCACCTTTCACTTTCTTTTGTTGTTTACTGCCACCACTTGTCATGATTGCACCTTTACCATGTTCCTTCCTGATTTTATCAAGAACGAATGACAATGCAGCATCCTTAGGTTTGTTCCCAGATGGTTTTTTAGTTCCACCCTTATCGTAACCCTTCTCTTTTTTAAGTCGGGTTGCTTCATGGAATTGTCCAAAGGTCAAGATCGAATTTTCAGTGCTCTCTTTTGTGCTTTTTTCTGAAATCTCTTCTTGACTGTCATAGGTTTTAGATTCAAAGTGGGGGTTTTTCATTTGCGGACCTTTCATCATCTCTTTACGAGCTTTCTCATTATTTTTTAGGCGTTTTTTAAAGTCCGTCTCTAAGTATGTATCATCCTTTTTCTTTCCTTCTGACACTTCTTTTTTGAAGTGATCACCACCGCATGTTTTGCATGGGTCTTGACCGCAGTCACAGTCACATTTTCCCTTTCCTTCATGCACATATCCCAATTTCTTATACTTATCATGGTCAGCCATACTGTTGGCTTTATACTTCTTCCCAGTTTTCTTATCAATCATGATGTGAGGTTTAAACTCCTTCTCCATCATGTCCTTAAGTTTAGGATTAATCTTGACTGCAGTTTTCTTTTTTTCGTCTAGTGCTTTAAAACTAAGCATCATCCTCTGCCTCGTCATGAATTACATGCTCATGCATGCCTCCCTCCAAAATTTCTAATTTAGAAACTGGAACATGCTTTTCAATACCATGCTCAAAGAAAACATCATAGTGTTGTACTACACCATTCTCATCAAGATCGTGCATTCCTTTGATGCAGTTACCAACACCAAACTCTTCATGTTTTACTTTAGATGCACAGTCATGCTTTTTCTTTTTCTTACTACCATAACCTTCACCCATCTCTTCTTTCTTCTTCTTCTTTTTCTTCATGTCACCATCATGAGATCCTCCACAAGTCTCTCCAAGAACTTCTAAGTTCTTATCATAGTTAACAAAGTGTTCGTGTGGACCTTCTTTAATAATTTCTAATTCTTCTACAGGGACATTCTCCATAATGAAATTACCATCAGTAATATCATAGTGAGTTACAGTACCATCTTCTAACAGGGTATGTGCTTCTGGAATTACATCATACTCTCTGTCTTCCATCTTAACTTTAGAAGCACAGAGGTGAGTTTTCTTACCCATCGCCTTGGTAACAGTCTTGCGGCGATTTAAAAGATAAGAATCAGTCTTATCTTTGTCACCGTCATTATCGATGTCACCATCCTCCTTACCGACAGGATCTAATTTTTTCTTTTCATACATCTGCACTTGTTTTAGTGCGTCCGATAAATCGGGTAGGTCTCTAAGATTCATTTTACTAACTGTCCTTGACGTTTTTATTTATCTTCCTAATGAATTCACCTGGTGTTAATCTTTTCATGTACCGAACAAGACTATCTGTTCCTTCCTCTCTTTCGGATGGTTTTAACCACCCTTTAACCTCTTTTAAGTCTCTTAACCAAGTACGAAAAAGATGATCAGACTCATCAATAGAGATGACGTAATTGCTACCACGACTAACAACCTTAGAAATGATACCTGTGTTATTGTTTTCGACATAAGATCCTACCTCAAATAAATTTTGATTGAAATATACTTCTCGGAGACCTTGAGGATCTAACTTAGGAGCAATCTCATATAGATCATATGATGCTTCTGCAAAATCATCAAACTCTTCTACTTGCATTGCTTGACGCAATGTCATATATAACTTCTCAGTACCATCTTTTCCTAGATTTTTTGACATTCCTTTACTAAAGGAATTGAAATCATCTTCTGCTGCTGCTTTACGAAGTTTAGATGCAGACATACCTTCTACACCTTCACCATCTGGATCTCTTGCTCCCGCAGAAACTACATTAATTTCATCAAATGTATATACATCTCCATTGTATTTCTGTGCAAGACTATTAAACTCACTAACTCTATCACCACCAACCACTAGATTGACTGAACTATATCCTTCTGCGTCAAGAGTGGTAAGAACATCAAAGATAGTTCTCATCTCTTCATTATTTTGAATAGCATTAGCATGATCAGGATATGCTTGCTTCAT